TTATTGGTCTTCACCTTATTACTTGAGGAATTACAATGCCATCACAAATTAGAGTAGATAGTATCTCAGATTTAAATGGAACAGGATCTCCCGAATTAACTCAAGGTGCGACAATTCCATCAACAGGTACTTTAACAGTCAACGGAAATATTAATTCATCGGGAATTGCCACCGTTGGATTTTTATCAGCCACAAATGTTTCTGTTGGAATTATAACCGCAACTACATTTGTAGGTGATGGAAGTGGATTAACTGGACTTCAAGTTACAAGTCCATCTAAGTCAATTGCTTTTGCAATTGTTCAATCATAGGTAAAAAAACATGGCAAGACTTAGAGTTAATACTATTGTTGATAGAAATGACAATGGTGCTCCGTCTTTAGTTTACGGTGCAACAATTCCATCTGGAGGAACTCTTAATATCTCGGGAAACGTCAATGTAACTGGTATTTCTACAGTTGGATTTTTATCAGTTACAAATGCTTCTGTGGGGATCGTAACCGCAGCTACATTTGTCGGTGATGGAACTCAAATAACTGGACTTCAAGTTGTTTCTCCCAGCAAATCAATCGCATTTAAAATGATTATCGATCCTCTCCCCTTTAGATCATGAGTTTTAATCTTAGGACAGACTCAATTACAAATAAAACCGGAGATGGTTTTGTAAATTTGGATCAGGGAGCAACAATTCCCTCTAATAAAAATATTGTTTCGTCTGGAAACGTCAATGTAACTGGTATTTCTACAGTTGGATTTTTATCAGTTACAAATGCTTCTGTGGGGATCATAACCGCAACTACATTTGTAGGTGATGGTTCTGGTCTCACTCAAGTCTCAGGAGTATCTATTGCCAAGTCAATTGCACTTAGAAGTATAATTGGTGATCCACCTCTTAGATCATAAACTCTTATAAATAAAAACATAAATTCAAAAAATTATAAAAACTATGGCTGCTCCAAACATTGTAGGTGTAACAAGTATAACTGGAATTACAACCTTTTTAAGTCTTGCAAACACAAATGATACAGTTCTTGTAAGTAATGCTGCATCTAGTGGAAGAGTATTAAAAATTAACTCCCTCATTGTGGCAAATGATGATGGATCTAATACCGCAAATATTATTGTATCAATCACTGATGCTGCTGCAGGCGGGGGCACTGCTTTTAAGTTAGCACATACTATTGACGTTGTTGCTGATTCAACTCTTGTTGTTATTGATAAGGCATCATCAATCTATCTCGAAGAAAATAAATCACTTGTAGTCAAAGCATCTGCTGGTGGTGACTTGGATGTTGTCTGTTCTTACGAAGAAATTACTTCTTGATATTAGGAGATTAAAATAAAATGGCAGATCCAACAGCACTTTATTCATATCAAGGACAAGAACCTCAAGTTCTACCTTATAGAATTAGATTAAATGATGGAACAGCACCATCAGATCCAACAACATACACTGATGAACAACTTGCAGAAGCAGGTTATACAGGACCTTATACAAAACCCGAGTTTAATGGTGAGGTTGAAACTCAGGCATGGAATTTTGAAGAACAAAATTGGGTCACAACTCCAATTCCTAATGAAGTTTTTTGGGAAAAAATAAGGGATATTAGAGATAAATTATTATCAGCAAGTGATTGGTCTCACCTTTCTGATGCTCCTTTAACAAGTTCTCAAAAAACTCAATGGAAGACATATCGTCAAGCACTAAGAGATCTTCCAATAAACACTGAAGATCCTAAAAATATTATCTGGCCTTTACAACCTAAGTAATTATGTCAATCAACAGAACAAGTAATATTAATAGAAGACTTGTAGGAACTGTATCAACAACTACAGGCAGCCCGGGTAATGCTGGCCAAATAGGACCTATCAAAACTCCTTACGTTGTTGTGGGAACACTTGCAAGTGCTACTCTCGGACAACAATGTTTTGGAGGTGGCAGTTGTGGAGGAGTTTTTAAAACCAAAGAATCTAATTGTGGGAGAAAGGTATTTTGCAATGTTACTCACGTAAATTTTGGTGGACGTTTAATATGTCGTGCAGGTGGCGTTCAGTGGGTTGTAGCACCATCCAGCAGTCAAGTTACAAGAACTTGGAGTCAAAGAAATGATTCAAATACAAGGGCGCAACAAGTCTCCGGATGCACAGGATGGTTTGTACCCTCTTTAGGCCAACTCCAGAATCCCGGATACACTTGTAGAACTTATTGGGACAACTGTTCTGGGAGCTATTGGAGTTGTGACCCAATAAATATATGTGCGTTTTTCCTGTCCGAATATCCTGGCGGCCAGCACCGTTACACATTACAAACGGCGTTATTAAACGTCCGTTCCTTCAGGTGTGTAACGTATTGAACCTTGTACTTTGATACTTGTATTTTGTACGCATTTATTTTTAATTAGTATAGTAAAAAAATCTCCAAATATACCGAGATACGAGTGAATTAATAAAACGTGTCTTTATGATAGTCAAACAGTTCCCGAGAGATTATAAGTATATTATATTCCAGAAAAAAGTATTGTAGTTGATATTTAGAAAACTTTTAAAACTGATAAAGATATTCAAGTTATTTCTTGTGGAAATCTAAACCTTGATTTTTAATCTTATATAAATTATAATAGCATATAGATTTACTTTAAATTACTATGAACTTAATGCCAATTTATTCTGTTCCTCTGTGGCAATCAGAATACCCAGACTTTGAAAAACATCAAGAACTTTTCCTCAAAACAGTTAAAGAATATAGAGAACAAAATCCAACCAAAGAAATTTCAAAGTCAAACATTGCTGGATATCAATCTCCAAGCACACTTCAAAGTGTAGAAGAACTGCGACCACTTTTTGAGCATATTTGCCATATGGGATTTAAGGCGGTTGCTGATCTTGATTTTATTGATTGTGATATTGCCCTCACTGAAGCATGGTTGAATATCAATGATAGTCGTCAGTGTATGAATAGTGAGCATGTGCATGGTGATGTATTTTCTGGCGTATTTTATCTCCAAGCACCAGAAGGTAGTGGAAAACTTGCGCTGCAAAATCCAGCAATTAATAAAATGTGGGCAGGTTGTTCATTGACTTCACAAAAAAATCAGTTTACTGGAGAAAGTATTCGCATTGAACCATCAGAAGGTAATATTCTTCTTTTCCCATCTTATCTCCCTCATTCGGTAGAAACAAATAACCACGATGAAGAACGCATTTCAATTTCGTTCAACCTAATTGCACTTCCAAAAGGTAGTATTGAATATCCACAATCTTGATTTATGAAAAATAAAACAGTTATAATAATGGGTGGAGGAACTGCAGGATTGGTTTCTACTCTTTATTTTTTAAATAAAAATAAAGAGTTAGATCTCAATTTAAAAATAAAACTTATTTCTTCTAGTGAAATAGAACCAATCGGTGTTGGTGAAGGAACCCTTCCATCTTTTCCCAATTTTATAGAACAAATATGTAAAATAGATAGGAAAGAATTTTTAAAAGAAACTAAAGGAAGTTTTAAATATGGAGTAAAATTTGATAATTGGGGTTTTGATAATCAATATTGTTATAATTTAGTCGTTGATGGAACAAGTTATGATACAATTAATGATGAGAAAAAAAAATTATCTTTTGATTTCATTCAGTACATTATTAATAATGATATAAACATATCCCAAGAATTATTATTAAAAACGATAATTGGAGAATCTTACGATATTATAAAAAATAATAAAATAGCATTAAGTATGGTTCCGGGATATGCTTACCATTTTAGTGCTAGTTTATTAATTCCTTTTTTAAAGAAAAAATGTCTGGAATTTGAAAATTTTGAATATATAGAAGGAACTATTAAAAATATATCTTATGATGAAACCGGATTTATTAATGATTTAAAAATAAATAACAATCAAAAAATAATAGGAGATTTTTTTGTTAATTGTCTGGGATTTAAATCAAATACTTTATTAAATGAAGAGTATTTCAACATTAAAAATTGGGATAACTACATCTTAAATAATTCTGCTTTCGCTATCCAAGTTAAAAATTCTCCAACTGAAACTATAGAAACGTATACCACTGCTAAAGCACAGGAATATGGTTGGTGTTGGAAAATTCCACAATATGAAAAAACTGGATATGGGTATGTTTATTCTAATGATTTTGTAAATGATGAGGATAAACTTTACAATGATTTATTAAAAGCTTATAATATAAAAGAAAAAGATGTATTTAAGACAAAAGTTGTAAAATCAAAACCATACTTTAATCAGAAACAACTGCATAAAAATTGTTTATCGTTAGGACTTGCATCTGGATTTGTTGAACCTTTAGAAGCAACAAGTATTCATATGTCTTTAGTTGGATTAGATATTTTTTTTGAGATGATTGAAAATCAAATTGAATTGAATAAAAAATATATTAATATTTTTAATGAAAAAATGGAAAAAATTTGGAAAAATGTTTTTAAATTCATTATTTATCATTATTTTACAAATAATCCAATAAATGATTATTGGAAACATTATAAAAATATTGAAGATAGCAATGTTTTTAATTTTTATGAAAAGTATGCCGATGAAAATGCTACTCCCTTTTATTCTTATACATATTCCTTAATTTCTTTAGGAAAAAGAAAGAAAGATTATTATTATGGATTTAAGTATGAAAAATACTTAAAAGATAATTTTGAAACTTTTTTAAGAGTTAATAAGACTATTAATATAAATGGTCTATATTCTCATAATGAAGTTTTAAATGAGATTAATCAAGAAAATAAATTAAAAAATTTTAATTATTCATAATATGAAACAGTATTATTTTATCTCTGGACTTCCAAGGTCTGGTTCTACATTGCTTTCTGGTATTCTCAGACAAAATCCAGAGTTTTATGCTGATATTTCTTCTCAAGTTCAAGCAATAACTGAAAATGCAATTGATATAATTACTAGTTCTGGAAGTAATATCATTACCACTGAAGATCAAAGAAAAAATTTAATGTATGGTATTTTTGATGGGCATTATAATCATATACAAAAACCTGTAATTTTTGATACTTCAAGAGGATGGACAAAGAGAACAAATTTTCTTAAGGAACTTTTTTCATACACAAAAATCTTGTGTCCTGTAAGAGATATTGTTTCTATTCTTAATTCTTTTGAGGTAATTTCTTCTAAAAATCCATTTCACACCAAGACACTAACAAAAAATAATTACAATGTGTTTTTTCGGTGCGATGAAATGATGAATAGGAATAGTGGTATTGTTGCAGGTCCTTGGATTTTACTTCAAGAAGGTTATGCACTCAACCCAGAAATGATTCATTTCATTGAATATGAGAACCTGTGTAGAGAACCAGAAAAGACGATGAGGAAAGTGTATGAGTTTTTGGAAAAACCTTATTATTCTCACGACTTTGAGAATGTAGAATACTCAAATGAAACCTTTGATAAAGCTTGTAATATCAAAGGTCTTCATACAGTCAAAAGAAAAGTTGAATATAAACCACCAAGATGTGTGCTTCCTCCAGAAATTGTGAAAAAATATAAAGAAATGAATATGGAATTCTGGAAAGCAAACTATAAACCAGATGCAGATATTATTGAAAAATTAGATAAAAAGTTAATTAAGTATGAGTGATATGACGACTCGTACTAATACAATGTATATAATTAAAATGTTCAAAATAAAAATGATAGAAGTACCTCACTTAAAATGGCACATAGCACATTAAGATAGTATGATAAAATATTTGTATCTTCCAAAAATATAAACTCTGGTTACTATTAAAAATAAAAAATTAATATATCAATGAAACTTGAAATCGTCTTAAGAATTCACGATGGTCAAAATATTCACGGAGATAAACCAAGATATATTGATATTCCAAAAAAACAACTTATCATTGGATGTTTATCTTCTTTGATTAACTCTACAAATCTTGTATCAAATGCAGAGATTTCTTTCATTGTTCTGAATGACCATTGTACTAAAGATTGTATTTCAAAGGTTTATAAAATCTTCTCATCATCAAAATATCCATATCAACTCATAGATTTAGAAATTCCTGGATTTCATCACAGTGGATTGAAACAATTTGAGTATTGTAAAAACTCCACTGCTGATTTAATATATTCTGTGGAGGATGATTACTTACATTGCACGGAAGCAATACAAGAAATGTTATTTACTTACAATCACTTAAAGTCTTATTATCATCTCCAAAAAGAAATCTGCATTTATCCATTTGATAATAAAGAAGATTATGAGTATGGGCATATTGTTCCGGGAAGATTGTTTAGAACCCCAACAAGACACTGGAAAGAAGGAATATGGACTACTTTCACAATGATGACGACACCTAAAGTATTTCAAGACCATTGGGAAGTCTTTGAGAAACTTGCATTAAATTATACACCTTGGAATGGGATTGATAAAATTGAAGAACTAGTTCACGAGGGAAATACGATCAGTTATATATGGGAACATCACGTCATTCGTGTGAATCCTATACCATCTTTAGCTCTTCATATTCAGTTTGAAAAACAAAGAGACCCTTATATTAACCACTCAGATTGGTGGAATAAATATTCAAAAATAAAACCATTGAAAATTATTTATGGATAAACAACCGACAAGAAGATATCAATTATGTGTTGATAGATTTGAAACTCTTGAAGATGTAAAAAAAATTCTTGATATGATGCAAATCAGAATAGATACTGATAATCCTTTGTATGAAGAAGTTAAAGATTATTTTTGTCTTGAAGTCGTTCCAAGAGGATACATTAAACTTTTAGAAAAGTTTGGTTATGATGGAATCCGAGATATGAATTGGGACGAAATGGAAGTTGAAGCATCTAGACTTTTAAATGAAGAGAATGAAAAAACCAGTTGAAGTCTTTCTCAGGCATTGTTACTATTCAAAACTTCAAGAACTTCCAGACCGCACAAGACCTCAATGGTTCAATAAAATTAAAGTATTTGAAAACTTTAAAAATACTTTAAACCCAAAACTTATAAATTATACAATCATTTATGATGAGTTTTATGGTTCTATTGATAAAACATTTTTATCAATAGAAAAAAATGTAGAAATTATTAAATGTGGAAGTGAATGTGATAGCTTTTTAAAAACCTTAGATATAGTTCAATCTAAAAATTTTGATGATAATCAAATCATTTACTTTTTAGAAGATGACTATTTACATCGTCCAGGATGGTGTGATACTCTACTAGAAGGTTTTACTATTAATTCTTCTTATGTGACTTTATACGACTTTGATTTTTTTATTGCAAAGGGATACTTAAGTGAAATCTTTGTAACTGCAAATTCTCATTGGAGAGCAGTTCCTGCAACTACAAATACTTATGCTTGCAGATATAAAACTCTTTTAGAAGATTTGGAGATACATCAAAAGTATTCAATTCAAGGAGTTAAAGAGGAACCGGAATTTCATTTTTCAAAAGATTATGATAAGTTCTGGGAACTTCAACAACAACAAAAATATTTGATTTCTCCGATGCCAGGTTGGAGCACTCATTGTGATGCAAATCACTTAAGTCCCATGATAGATTGGGAGAGAATTATGAATGATACATACTTTACAAATAAACAAAAAGAAAATATTATATTAAGTTACAAATGACTACAATAATCTCATTGGACGGTGGACTTGGAAGGGTAATTACTGCTATTCCAGCATTACTCAAATACTCTCAAAATCATCCAGACGAAGAATGGTACATAATGATTCCTGGATGGGATTTTGTAACTTGGGGATTTCCAGAACTTCAGGAAAAAACTTTTAATCCCGATGCAAGAGGTTCATTTGATTTATATTGGAAAGCAGACCAAGTAATCTCACCGGAACCTTATCGTCTTCCTGCTTATTATCGTAATCAAATTTCTTTAAGAGAAGCATTTGATGTTTGTATTAATAATTCAACAGACCATCGAGACCTTCCTCAAATGCAACTCAAACTTTCTCTTTCAGAAAAGAGGAGAGCATATGAAATTATTGAGGAAGCAAAATTCAAACATCAAAAGAAAAAATCAATTGTGATTCAACCATATGGTTCTACTGCAACTCCATATCCTGCTGGAGTTTATGATGATAGTTTGAGGTCTATGCCCAAAAATATGCTAAATTATTTTATTAAAGAACTCTCTAAAGATTATAATTTGATTTATATGGGTGCAAAGGAAATGCACGACCCAAGAATGTATCGTCCAGAACTTGAACACAATTTAAGAGAGTGGGCTGCAGTTATAGAAGCAGCAGATTATTTTGTGGGATGTGATAGTTGCGGGCAGCATATGTGTAAGGCACTAAATAAGAAAGCATCAGTAATGATTGCAGGAACTCACCGTGTTAATGTAACTTATGATGAATTTCATATTATTGAAAGAGATGTTCCTTTTTATCCAGATGCAATGAGAATTTCTGGATTTCAATCTCATATGGCTTCAAGATTAAATGAACCCAGAATTGAGTTTACGCAAGAAGAAATTGAAACTGCATATCAAGAAATTATTAAAAATATTGAAGGAGAAAGAAAAAAAGAAATTAAAGAATCAAAAGAAATTAAAGGTGTTTCTTATGAGTAATAATATTAAATTTAATACATTTAATTCACTTATATGGAAATCAAAAATAAACTATGGTGGAAAAAATGCGTTGATAAAAAATCTTATCAATACATACAATGAAAATCCAAATTCACATATACCCAAATGGGACTGTTTAGTTCACAGTTCTTTTAATAATCAAAAAGATGATAAAATTCCAGAAGATCTATTAGATATAATAGAGAAAAAAATAATAGAATTTTTGGAAGATTCCCCCAACGAATTAAAAATAAGAGGAACATATATTCTTAATCAGACTTGGTATAACATATATGGAAAAAATCAATTTCAAGAACCCCACACACATGGAATGTCTTTATTTTCTGGATGTTATTATTTAAAACTCAATAAAGATATTCATTACCAAACAACATTTTATAATCCAAATTTTAATTTGGATTATTCAAAATTAGAAAAAAATCCTTATTTTTGTTTTACTCCTGATTGTGATGAAGATGATCTTATCATTTTTCCCTCTTATCTAAAACATGGGACAAAAGGAGTAAAGAAAAATTTTTCTAATGAACTCAGAATAACTATATCATTCAATATAACAAATCGTGACATTTGTTTGGATAACAATAAAAAAATTTATAAAACTCAAAAAATTTCTTATGTATAAAATTATAGATAATTCTCTTCCAAAAGAAGACTTCGAGGAAATTAAAAATCTTATATTAAGTCCATTATTTCCTTGGAATTTTACACCATTCGTCACATACAAAAAAGAAAATCTCCCAATTCCAGCATCTTATTATTTTACTCATCATTTTTGGAGTGGATTTCATGCAGAACCTGAATCACAAGTTTTTACACCGATTCTTAATCTTTTAGAGTGTAAAGCACTTTTAAGAATTAAAAGTAATTTATATCCATCGACAGAAACCATAGTACATCACGATTATCATGTAGATTATGATTTTCCTCATAAAGGTGCTATTTTTTATTTAAATACTAATAACGGTCTTACGGTTCTTGAAGACGGAACTGAAATAAAATCTATAGAAAATCGTTTATTACTTTTTGATTCATCAAAACCTCATCGGAGTACGACTTGTTCTGATGATAAATGTAGAGTAAATGTGAATTTTAACTACTTTTAACAAAAACCTAAATAATGCATTAAATAATGCAGACAAATGATAGATATCAGTTATGATAAAATTTCTAATAGAATTAAAGTTCTTTAGAAAATCAATCTTTATCTACACAAGAAAATGGAAATTAAAACCTGCTCTAAATGTGGAGCACAATGGATAGCAGGAAAACTCTATTGGGCAAATGGAAAACCTGGAAAGGAAGAAGATTTAGCAGGTCTAATTTGTAATAAAGTTAATGATGTAAGTTGTATTAATCCCAAGTTAGGAGATACTACAGGAGAAACTTGGGAAAAAAGATTAAAAAAAATAGATGAGTTTCACGAAAGAATGTTAAATGATCCGGAATTTAATTTATAACTTATCTTCAAACTCAACAAAGCAATTCTAAACACATTTAAAACCTTTGTCAAGTCCTATTGACTTATGTTTCTTAATCTGATAGGATAAGCACAATTGAATATTATAAATGCCCTTTACAAATAGTTCTCTTTTAGAGGCAAAAGCACAGAATTTTTATGTTACTCACGACGAGATGTGGGCGGCAATTCCTTATGGTGACAACTTTATGGTTATCAACAACGGGCAACAAATCAAACAGTTTGTAACTCTTCAAGAGTGTGTTGATTTTATTTCAATCAAACATCAAAAAAAGAGAAGTAGTAGACGCAAGAGTGAAGTTACAATCGACCAGTTTTGTTAATTTATTAAATAGTTGATAAAACAAAAACACTAGTTTTTTATGAAATTCCTACCTTTTCTTCTTCTACCCTTCCTCTCTCTTCCAGCACAGGCAATTACTTGGAAAGAGTTCTGGGAACCATTTAGAGTTGAAAGCCATCATCACTATTATCCACGCCGCATACGCTACATTCCGATGTGTAATGTCAGGGTTCATCGCGAGGAATATGTTCCAGGTAACAGGTATCGTTTTGGATATGTCAGAACCTGGACTGAATGGGAACGAGTTCCTTGTGAGGATGTTGATCGTTATTGATTGTTAAATAGTATAACTGCTATACTGTTTATGGATGAATCGCCTGAGGTTAAATGGAATCGTGGTTTAGATTTGTTTATTGAGTCTGTGTATAAACCAGATAATGAATTAAGACAGTGCGCTCATAATCAAAAGTGTTATCACGAGTTGATGTGGGTCAGAGAGAACATTCTAGAATATCTTAAAACATTAAGAAAATGAACGCATCATACATTTATTTTATTATATTTTTTTGTATTACTTATTTGGTGATTACCGACCAATCCGCAGCGAGGGCATTTTATATGCTAACTCAACTGGCAAGAGTTCAATATGAAAAGACTAGGTGGTGGGTGTTACATAATCCTGCAAATCCAATTGTCAAGTATCTGATGTGGAAGCGTTCTATGAAACTTGCTGAGGAATTAATGAAAGAATTTGAGAATAAAAAAGAAGTATAGTTATGTTAAGAAACCCTGACAAATAACCTAGATAGTAGTAGAATATTTAAGTGAGGATACAATGAAAGAAAACCAATCTTCGTTATGATGTTCTTCGTGCATGGAGGTTATTATGCACAACTTAATTTCTTTTAATCAACTTGCTTATTGGCACAATCTTGAAGACCGTGACAAAGAAAAAGAAAATGACCTAATTGCTGAATATTTTGAATGTTTAACTGAGTGCGATGAAGATACGCAAAGTTGTAGAAAATTATGTAGACAAATCCTTATGTAATAGTCCAGTTGTTTAACCGTCCACAAACCCTTGACTTTCACAGTTGGGGGTTTTATAGTATGTGTATATAAATCAAACGCCCCCCCCTCAAAATGTATAAGGCAACTCTCAAGGTTAAGTTTGACACTGAATGGTCTTCTACTCATTACAGTAGTGGTTTTGATGATATGATGCTTCCCGAAGAACATTACACTTTTGAGGTTCCTGCCCAAGACCTTAATGTTTATCAACTGTTTCGTTTCTTCGCAACTGTTGCCCGTGCAATGGGTCACGATGACATCAACATTATGAAAGGTGCTTGTGGTGTCGCATTTGGTGAGGACCGAAAAGAAGAAGATATGCGTAAGGTTGCTGATGAGTTTGAACTGACTTTGGGTGAAGACCTGAGGAAGAAGTTTGATGAAATGAAAGAATCAGACGCAGAGTGGGAGCGTATCAAAAAAGGTGTTATGGGAACTGTCCTAACTGATGAGGAACTCACAAACTTGGAGGAAGGGCAGTGAGAAGAGTGACTGTAAAACCGAAAAGTAGTGAAGCAAAGAACCGTCTTGCTAACTCTATGGATGGTAATCCTATCTGTGTTGTTGAGCAAGACAAAGGAGATGGTATGCTGTTTCTTGCTAGTGAGAATCAGAAATACTTCTTCTGGGTCAATGTAAGTGAAGATTGTCACTGGGAAACTGAATGGGAGGTGTTATGACTAAAGCCCAGAAGATTATGAAATCCTATGATAGAAAGTGGGTAAGTATGAGAAACAAAAACTGCTATGATAGGAAGTATGCCATCGCACACATTATTCGTGAGACGGCACATCAAATCCTCCCACACAATCCAAATCACTCATTTACTGCCTGGAAACAGGAAATGCTACAAATTGCCGATGAAATTGAGACACTACAATGACTGAACTTATCAACAAACAACACTGGGATGATTTGTATGCTCGTCTTCATGATGCTTATGTGGAGTGTATGAAACATAACAACCCCACATATGAACAGAAACTAGCACAGATTCTTGATCATATGATTGAAAACAAAAAGTATCTTTACATACGATGACTGAACTTAATCTAACTGATAGGCAACTGATTCTCATTTCCTTGGCAATGACGAATCTTTATGATACAATTACCAGAACTGGTGAGGGTAAATCCGTCCAGAGTGAGATTATGGAACTATCCGAGTATATCGGTAAAGAAACCGCAGAACAACGCAAATGACTCAACTTATTGACTCTTCTGACCCACGCTATTTCCGTCAAACATCTGACGAACCATATCTTCGTCACGATTATAAATTAGTAATGACTAATGGTGATACCATTGTCTTTGATAATTATGAAGATGTGCAGCGTAGGTGGTTTGAGAGTGGTGGTAACTTTTTAAGTCATGTTGAAGTGTTAGATCACAAAGAACCGAAGAAAAGTAAAAAGACAAAGGGTTTCTAATGCAAATAGATATAACGATGGAAGAGTATGGTATAATTATTAATGCTTTACATTATTACAAAAAAGCAGAAAAGCGTGGAAAATTTCAACAGTATGACGATAAAATCGTCAATCAGTTGAGAGATAAATTAGCACATCAAATGGTGTGGGAACAGGGAGGTATTTTTGACAAATGACAGAACTGATTGATTGGGAAGCAAGATTTCAAGCACTACCTGATGTAGAACAAGATAAACTTGCACTGTTGCGTGTGATTGAATGTACAAATGGTGTCATTCAACACTCCTATCGTGCTGGTGAAGATGATACACTGACGGTTGATGAAGTCAGAGATGCCATGAAGTTTTCGATGGGTTGTATGAAACGACAGGAAATACCAATAGGTGATAAGGTTGTTACCTTTGCACCCGAAACAAAAGAACTAATGACTGAAATGAGACGCTTGTATATTTCAGGTCAAAAGCAAAACAATCAAGAAGATTTTAATGAGTTTCTCAAAGGTTCCAAAGCCAATTTACTTGCGATTGGTAAGGAGCGTATTCTACATGCACGACGCCTTGCATTTGAACACATTGATGAACTACCACCTCACACATTAGAGTGGGGTCTTTCTTATATCTTTAGTTTTGCAGGTTGGTTATGACGAACTCTTGGTCTTTTTTATTCGACGAACGTTACGGAGACGACAACATGTCAGAAACACATCCCGATGATATTAAACTCGATAGTCCTGCAAAGATGTTTGAGTATGAGAAAATGGCAAGAACGATTGACCAGTGTGAAAATGTAGAGGAACTACAACTCACACTTAAATCATTATTGAAAACATATATGAGGTATCAAGAAACAACTGCTAAAGCACTCACGATGCCCCCACCACGATGAAAGAGTTTGACTATGCCTTGGACTACAAAGTTCTGGACTTCACATGTAAAGAGAATCGCCACCTTTATCGCATTGGAAGGGGAGAACAAGGAGTTTTATTGGTGCGCCCTTATACTGACGATATTTGCGCTCATTGGAGATTTGTAGATGTGGTTACTGCTCGTAAATCTTCTGCTAAGATATACGAAATGTATCAAGATTACAAACGACAGGAGGATTTCATTGGAATGGATATGGCGCGGAAATTCCTTGAGATGGGATTCACTCGCGCCAGACGGTACGCGAATCATAAGAGTGGACGAAAATACGATTCATCTGGAAAAGTACGTCCTCAAGAAATAGACTGGCAAACAAGCGAAAAAGCACAAGCAGCACAGATATTCAAAGAAGTGAGAGATAAGGCAGCATATGATCCAGAGTATATTACAATGAGAAAGGAATGGAGAGCAGCAGAATGATTGATGATATGCCCTGGATTAATCTGACTCAAGAAGAAATAGAACAATTACGAAAACAGAAACAAGAACTCACACAATACGGAAAGGATAAAATCCGAGAACTTATGATGAACCAAGAACCTTACCCTGATGCTATGTTTGAAGAAGCAGAGCGTAGAGAAGCAGCAAACAAACAAATGATTGATGCCGAAAGAATGAAACGCTCCGAACAAAACCCCGATGAGATTGTGCTGGAAGATGTGAAGATGTTTCATCTGGAAAGTATGAATGAACGCAGCCTGTGGGTTGGTGTCTATACTCAAGATGGTAAAATCTACCACTTGAATATTTCTGCCGTTGGTGATAAACTGAGTTATTGGTGGAGTGATGAAACGCCGTGAGATTTGAAGAACAATGAAACATCTTGTTATTATTATATTTGGCACTGTACTACTGTCCATTATTATTAATAGTGCTGCAAACTGGCTAGAAGGTATGCCATCACCACCAGAACAAAAGTTTAAAGTGGTAGATAATTATAATGGTTGTGATTTGGTCCGTTGGAGTGATCATGGTATTGCCGAATACAAATACTTTCTTTACTGTCCCAAATGACCCTAACTGAAAAAGATAAAATCTATAAGAATGTCTGGTGTTGTGCTTATCGTAGGAGACACGAAGCAAAACTAAAAGAAGATTGGGAAAGGTATCACGACGAACACCAAACTTTATTGATGTGTATTAGAATAGCAAAATGGACTGTGTTTGATACTGAAAAGGAGCGTTACCTAAGATGAAATGGTTTGACTATAAGCATCGTTATGACTTTGGGCACGAGTGGTATGCTCAATTACTGAATGTAAAAAACTGGTCATTACTTCAGGTATCAGTCAGTTGGAACGATTATCCTGGATGGCCCTATCTTCAAGTCACATCAGGATCCAGTGGTCTTCTTAGTGTCTTGTTCTGGGCATATAAGTTTGGACTAGATATTGATATTCTTTCTCGCACTTGGAAGTGGGATTATAGAGATGAAACAAAAGAACAAGAAGACTACACTGAACTGGGTTGAATTCATCCTCATTTGACTTTATGAAAATGAAAATCCATCAAATACTGATAAACGATACAAACAAACTTCCAGAAAGGTTTCCGGACTTCCATAATATGTGCTTATCTCAAATTAAAAAATTGTATCCAGATTCAGAATATCATTTATATTGTGGTGCAGAATTAGAGAATATTATAAAAGATAATTTTGATAGTGATGTTTTTATATCATATAAAAAATTAAAACCTTATGCATATAAAGCTGACTTAGCTAGACTGTGTTTATTATATCTTTATGGTGGGTTGTATATAGACTTAAATTTATATTTTATCGACACAATTCCAAACTTAGATAAATTGCAATTTTTTGCATTTCGTGATTTATCTCGCGCGTCTAAACAGTCATGGTCAGTTCAAAATGGCATTATGTATTCTTTACCACAATCAAAAATATTAAAAACTGCTATTGATTTAATTGTTGAACATTGTAAAAATGAATATTATGGTGTTCAATATCTTGATGTAAGTGGAACCACTGTTCTTGGCATTGCAATAACAAAGTCTTTACCTCACTTTGGAATTTCTACCAAAGGCGAACTGGATTTTTTCAAAATTGATTGTTTTGATGAAGAAACTAGACTTAAAGTAGTAGATATGGGATATAAGAGTGAAAATATGTTGGGTTTCATATTAGACCATGGTGATAAATTGATAGCCATAAGAAAACCATCACGTGGTGGAGATGTGAAAAATATGGGATTTGAAAAAACCAATAACTATGTTGAAATGTGGAAAAATCGTGATATTTACGATACTTCTGTTAAATTTTTGAAAAGTAAAAATATTTCATATCAATAGAAAATACTAACAAAATGATGAGAAAGAAACTAAACTGGGTTGAGTATTATTTCGGTCACTGCCTTCAAACAGGTTGGAGAGAAGTTTGGAATAACTTTAAGATGTGGCGTGACTTGTTAAGTGGAAACTATGAGGGTTATGCTTTGATGCCCGATGATGACCCTTATGAGGAATGTTATG